GTATTTGATATCAAGTCTTTGTTGTTAGAGAGTTTATCTTTAACAACTGTATTCATACTTGAGAAGATTTGAATGTCGAGTAAGTCCTCGATGATGGCACGACGGTCAGCAGCAGACAACTGCATGAAAGGTGTGAAAGATGCTGAACCAAGAATTACTATCTGTGTGAAAGACTTGTAGTTTAGTTTAAGAATAAACTTCTCTAGATAGTCTTGGTAGTCTCTGACAGAAGCATCTTGATTCAGCAAAACTGAATCTTGATATATCTCAAAGATGTTAGGTTTGATACCACGAACAATCTTGTATGACTTTCCGTTAGTATCAAACTCAACTTCTACTACAGTATCCTTGCTGTTAATTGAGTTTACAAGGTTTGGTTTGTTAATGTTACGAAATGCTTTACCAAACAATGCAAAACACAATGCATCAAGCATTGTAGATTTACCTGATCCATTGTTACCAACGATCAAAGTATTTGATGTACTATCAAGTTTTATTTCTGTGAAATAGTTACCAGTGGAAAGAAGATTCTTCCACTTAACATTACGAAAAGATATCATTATTTAAATTTAGGTCCGTCTACCCAAACAACAATTGAACGTCTAGTTCCTTTCGTTACTGGTGCAACTCCATGAATCATGAAAGAAGGAAATGCCAACACTCTTCCTTTTTTCTGTTCCATCTTTATTAATTTTTCAGGATCAGGTGATCCTGTTTGAATATAAAAATCTCCACCTTCATAATCATCTGGATCAGATAAAATCAAACTTAAAGATAGTTTTCTTGTTTCTGCCATTTCAATTGGTTTGTCCAAACCAAGAACCGTATCCATATGATAATCATATTTTCCAGGTTCTTCTCCTTCTTTACCTTCATATATTGTATACTGGAAAGACTCAAAACCATTCAAGTCAAACTCATAAAATCTTCTATTCAATTGATCTGCAACAAAAAGCAATCTATCAAATATCCATTGATTTTCTGGATTAGGATTTCCCCAAGCAACTGTAGATTTTCTGGCAGGATTATTTACATCACTTACACCATCTTTACCTACAGTATAAGATTCTTCTTTCTTTAACGTTTCACAATACTCAAAAACTTTTTCTAGTTCTTCTTCAGTAAACAAATCGTCCCAATAAACATATGGATATGTAACTCCTGCACGTTCCTTAGGAAACAAATATAACATTCTACTCATTCTGTTTTCTCCACGTTCAATGCCTCAACATATAGTTCACGCATTACTGTTTTTAATTTATCTGGTTCGACATTCAATTGTAGACCATCAATATACTTAGAAAGTATAGTCATTGTATCTTCGGCTTGATCGATCAAATCTTGATCTTGGTCAAGTGAAACTTCAGTGAAGTCCTCTACAATTGACAAGTCAGATATTCCACATTTATATAGGTTATCAATAACAGTGTCGAACATGAATGGATTCTGTTTGTTGATGACAACCACTTTTACATAAGTGTCTTTGTATTGTGTGTAATCAAACTTCTTCCAATATTCAAAGTCTTGATTTGTATCATCATATGTAATCTTGTGAAAGATTCTATAAGGATTCTGAATAAAGGTAAGTTCTCTAGTGTCGGTATCAAAGATGTGAAATCCACGTGGATCATTATAATCTGCCCAAGTCATTTCACCTGGAGTACCAACATAGGTAATATGACCATCACTTGATTTATGATGAAAGTGTCCGGTCAATACTATATCATACTTCTTTAATGATGATTTGTCAATACCTTCGTGGCAAATGTTTCCACGATCCATCTCAAACCCGGCAATCTCAAAGTGACCGAAACAGATTTGTGATCTAGATTCTTTTATTTTCTCAAAGATTTCAACTTGGTTATCATCACATATCCAAGGTACGATATCAATAGGAATCCCGTCAAAATCAATTGTGCTAAAAGAATCGTATATAGAAATATTTTCATAGTCGTTTAGCAGTAATGATGATGAGTTAACCTCTAATGTGTTTTTGTATGCAACATCATGGTTACCCAGAAGGGTATGAAAAGTAATACCATTATCTTTAATAGGATTAAAAAAATACTTACGTACCATGTAGAGAGAATTAAAATTAATAAACTTACGGCGATCAAATAAATCTCCAAGTTGTACTATGGTATTAATATTATTCTCTTTGAGATATGGAAAGAATATCTCTGAGTAAAACTTTTCATAGTATCGGTGAAAGTCTAAAGAGTCACCACGCATACCATGATGCGTATCTCCTAATATGCAAATTTTCATAATGTTATTCTACATCAGGTGCTAGGAAGTTGTCAACTCCCTTATTTGTTTTTGCCTTTTTCTTCTTCTTGTTTTCTTCAAAGTTATGAATAAATTCCGATATGTTTTCGTACATCTCGAATTGTTTGTAATTGCCATCTATATCCTCAAACATTTCTGCTTCGTCTAGTATGCCAAATTGTTCGGTTGCTTTATACTTTACATATAGTTGTTTCTTCTCTTTCATAATTCTACGCAAGAATGCATAGTAAATGATCTGTGTAAAATAGGCAAATGGATTCTTTGATTTTGCAGGATCAAAGTTACGAAAATACATCAAGCAGTTTTCTATACCATCGGCAATCATCTCATCACGGAATGAATAAGATATAAAATTCGGTTTACGTGATAAATGTTCGGCTATCTTTAGAAAGCATTCTCCAATGTAATTTGGTATAGGTGGTTCTGATTTTCCCTCTTGTTCTGCAAGATCACACTTAGTTTTGTAATCAATAAGTGCGGCAAGAAACTCGTCGTTCTTTACATAATGTCTTTCATTTGCCATAATTTTTTCTTTCTACGCTTGACAGTTTTATTTTTACTTGTATAATGGGTTGTGTTATCAATGAAGTTTAGTTCGCTTTATTTCTTCTATAGCTTCCATAACCTCAACAGGTAATTCAGTTTCTTCTACTTCTTCTTCCAAGTCAGCGGTTTCTATTTCACTCTGTAAATACTCATCTAACAATTTACCAAATTGTTCTCTACGTTGTACGTTAATTTCAACCATTTTATTATAATACTCTACCAATTTATTTTTAGGATTAAAATAGGTAAGTACATCTGAACTAGAAACTACTGCATGATCTTCTTCAATCAATTCATTTGGTAACCATGGTGCAATCAACATCATAGTTTGACCAGTAGGTAATCTACGAAAGATCAAACGCATTGGATTAGTAAGTTTAACCATATTACCTGTCTGTAATATGTCAGAGATGATATCATCTCCATTCTGCATTCTAACTAGTTTAATGTTCATGTCTTTAACTCTATGTTGTAAAACTTGTAGTTGAACTTTTCATCATCATATATCTTAACACGATCTACGAAATGTTTCAATGTATAATTGGTATATTTACCGTGTCTAAAATCATCTGCTATGTCGTAGAGGACTGCTTCTGTTTTGTTGTCTCCGATTCGGAGTCCTCTTCCGATTGATTGTAGATTTCTAACTCTCGATTTAGATGGCGAGGCAAAGACCACGTTATGTAGATTGCGTATATTAACGCCGGTACTAAAAGTACCGTAAGAAGCAACAATAATTGCATCGTTTTCTTTCTCCGTTATTGATCGAACTGATTCACGTATTTCAGTATCAGTTCCGCCAAAGACAAAGAACACATGCCTATTCTTAGCGTGTTCTTTAATTGTTGCATACAAATTCTTTCCGTGTTTCTCAACGAACTGGAATAGTATGAGAGTGTTTCCTTCAAGGGATAGTGCCAGATTACGAATGAACTCATTTCTTTTCTGGTTCATAACTATATATTCTATTTCTGTTTGATAGTCCCATCCTTTTGCAATCTTACGAACTGATTCGGGATACTCTAATATTAAACATTTAATCTTGAAGTCTGCAAGTTGTTTATCTTCAATTAGTTTTGCAGTTGTTGTAGACTGATGTAAAGGACCAAACAATCCTTCAAGTACCAATCGATGTGTCTGTGTTCCATCTACTGTACCAGTACAACCAATACGATACTCTGCATTGACTAGACCAGACATAATGGTAGTTAATGACTTTGATTTGAATTGATGTGCTTCATCACCAAATACAAAATCAAACTGTTCAAAGTATTCAGGCGGATTCTTGTAGATAGATTGCCAAGTAGTAATAGTCAGAAACTTATCTGTATGCTTGTCTTTTCCTGAATACTGTCGATGGGTGTTGTTTGCGGCATCGTAACCATAAGATTCAAAATCAGAATACATTTGCTCAACAAGAGAAGTTGTAGGAACAATTAGTAATCCTTTCTTATAACCTTTATACTGTAGATATCTGAGTATTAGATACTGTATCAAAGACTTACCCGAACCAGTAGGTGATAATAACAACATTCGTTTGTTTCTTATGGCAGTAAGAAACGCTTTATATTGATATTCTCTGATGCCTTCTGTTATAATAGCTTTGTTAAGATTGATATGTTCTAAGAACTCATTCGCTTCAACAGCAGAAAAACTAACAGATGTATTTACCTCTGGTTCGATTACTAATTCATAATCTCTTTCCTCACAAAACTTTTCAATGTAAGGTATCAAACCATGATAGATAGTAAAGTTTCTAAGATCAGCAAGTCTTATTTTACCATCCCATATTTTATTCTTGAACGCAGGCATGAACTGATAACCAGGTACGTAGAAAGTAAAGTAATCAGCTAACTCTTGTGCTGTACTACGTTCACACTCAAATGTGATATACGCTTCGTTTAGTTTGCGTAAAATTAAATCTGCCATTATCCACCATTAACAAATCTCTCCCACGCAATGAAGTCACGTAATTGGTATGTTCGAGAATTAAGTTCTTTTATAATTGATATACAAACATCGATGATCTCATCATGTACAAGTTTCTTTGCTTTGTACTTGTTGATATCTTCATCTGCTTCTAAGTATGTAGCGATGTCAGATTTGAGTGCAAATGGAAATGGATCCCATCCATACTTTTTCAAATCATCATCGTCTAGTTTACCTGTATAGTATTCCCATTTAAGTTTCTTCCAACGATTAAGTTGAAACTCAGCATCTCTAGCCATCATACGATGATTAGATAAAATGGTAACGTATTTGCTGTGTAGTTTGGGAATGTTTAGAAGTTCTTTACCAGGTTCGGTACGATCAATCTCAGCGTCTTTGCGCCACATTTCTAGTAGTTCATCAAGTTGTTTCATAAAGTAGTCTCCTTTAAGGAGAGTATATACTAATTAATAAAGAAATTCAAGCTGAAAATAAGAATATCTGAATGTTACATCGGCAGTAATAATATTATCTGGTGTGTCAGTGGATGAGAAAATAATCGACGATAATGATATAGGAAAACTATCAATGAATCTCATCTTATAATGCGGTTTATTTGATGATGAAAGTACCGTCAAAATACCTTCTGCAAATTGGGGAAAGTTTGGATTAACAAATGGTGATAGATTTTTTAATCCTGCATACTCTGCATAGTCTGTTGGGAATGTAATACCACGCATCCAATCATGTATTTCTTTCCATGCAGTTAAATCTTCATCGACTAAAAACGTTACATTAAAAGGTTCATATATTAACTTTTCACCTGGAGAATATAGATCAACATAAGGTGTATTGCGAGGAATTTCTGAAAGAGATATTCCTGGCATAGAAACTGACTGACAAAAATACTGTGTGTTTGACACACGTGGGAATGTCAGTATAAACTTATTACCGTGTTGTAAACTTGGATTAATTGCCATAGTAATTCCTATTTGTTTCTACTATTTATGTGCATAAAAAAAGAGGGATCCGAAGATCCCTCTAAGAAACATCATATTGTTATTATTATGTACTACTAAAATTACATTAGATTTGCGATCTTGAATGCACGATAGTAGAAGTTTGACTGACGGTGTAGAACGCCTTCGCCTTGTGTTGTACCTTCAGCGAATGGGTTAGCTACCATACCGTAACGAGTCTTGAAGCCAATTTTTGGCTGGAAGCTGCCAGTATCAACAGCACGAACCATTTGTAAAGGTACGTATGGGCAGTAGAAGATACCTGCGTCATATGCGTTTGTACCCTTATAACCAATCACAGCAAACTCAGATGTTGAGCCTGTTGGGAAGTATGGATCGATGTAAACTTTGATACGACCGAACATTGTACCAGCAAATGTGTTACCGGTGTCGTCAACTGTTAGGTTAACTTGACCTTGTAATGCTGATTGATAGTCCAGAATACCAGCCATTGCAAGAGCAGAAGCAACATCTGATGAACAGATCATCATGTTACCTTTTCCTCTACGAGTTGTCTTTGCAATTGTGTTAGCTTCACGTTCGATTTGGAATGCAAGACCTTTGATCTTTTCAACCATCCAACGACCGTTAGAGTCGGTGTCTAGATTGAAAGTACCTTTTGTTGTTGTACCAACTTGAGCACCTGTCTTAGCAACTGCATAGATTGTACGAACAACTTCACGGTTGATCTCAGCAAGAATTTCTGATGACAGAATGTTTGAAAGTTCTGTCTCAGCATCTAGACCATGAACTGCTTTAAGGTCTTGTGCTAATTCCATTGAGTATTCTGCTTTCAGAGCACGGGTCTTAGCAGTTACAGTTACTTTCTCGATTGAGAAAGCCATTTCTTCAAATGCTGGTGAACCTGATGTACCAAGTGCTTCAGCATCTGCTGTAGCCATTGGAGGTCCTGCAACGATTGTGTTTGCAAATACGTTATCTGTTGCTGATGTATCAGAATCAAGCGTATATGTAACAGATGTAGCAGACTCAGCACCTGCGTGACGAGTGTTAGCCTCGTTGTAGAATGCTTCTGTACCACTTTGTGTACCATAACGTGTACGCATTGCGAAGATTAGACCTGTTGGGCCTGTCATTGGCTGAACGCCGCAAACATCGTATGCGATTAGGTTAGGTAATGAACGACGAACTAAAGAAATGATGAAAACCACCTGTACCAGCAGAGTTAGTTGGTGATGCTTCTGTCATGAAGCCAGTCTTTCTCATTTCTTCAACTTGGTTTTCAAGAACCACAGCGGTAACTGCTTTACGATATGGGTCTTTAATAGCAGGTAGTTCTGGGTGATTCAGAACTTCATCCCACTTAGATTGTAGTTGTTCAGACAAATACATGTAAGTCTCCTTGTTTTGTTTTAATTAAATTCTTGTTTTTGAAATTGCACTTGATACTGCGGCAACATAAGGATCTACTACTTTCTTATCGCCTGTTTCAGCATCTTCAATTTTTTCGTGCAGTTGTTCAGCAGATGCTTTCTTTACACCTGTTGGGAAATAGTTTTCACGGATAGTATCAAGTTTTTCTTTGTACTCTTCCTCTGTGGAAAAGTCTACACTCTCTGCGAGTGATTTAATTTTTTCAACTTGAGTATCAGTTAAACCTTCGCAAACTGAACGAACGATTTCTTGTTTAGTTGATTCTACTAAAGCTTTTCTTAACTCAATACCGTGTTCGATTTCTTCGTTAAGTTTATCTTCTAGTTCTTCAACTTTGGTTGCTAATTCATCTACTAGATCAACTTTATCTTCTGGAACATCGATGTAATGTTCTGCAAATAGATTACGTAGACCTGCGATGAAATCTTCGGTAATTTCTGAACGTAGTCCAGATTCGATAGCAATTTCATTGTCTGCCATCCACTGTTCAACAACATACTCTAGGTAGTCGTTTACTTTGTCTGTCAGATCAGATTTGATTTCTTCAACTGCTTCTTCGAACATTGAAGCATATTTAACTTCAACTTCTTCTTCGATCTGTGCAACACGATCCATGATACGTGCTTCAAAGATTGTAGCAGCTTTAGTTTTGAATTCTTCTGAAAGAGCATCATCGTCGGAGAACATATGGTCAACGTCCTCTTTCATTTTGTCTTTCCACATTTTCTTTTCGTCTAGAAGATTATCAGCATCTTCTT